GGGGGTTCCGCCCCCCTGCGACGGTTATGCGGCTTCGCCGCGGTGCTGAGTTTCTTTAAGTGGGGGTTCCGTCCCCCTACGACGGGTTCTTTAAGTTATTTTAAAATATATATTATTAAATAACTTAAATAAGAAGGGCTGTATTTATTATTTAATTTCTCTCTGAATCTCTCGTTTAATCTTTTTTTTATTCTCATATCAGTATGTTGAAAAGTGTATAATCATTTCTATATTTCAAAGATTTCATATAAGAATAGAAAAACGAAATCAACGAGAGAAATTGAGAGATTTAATTATTAATTCATTATTACCCTAACTACCTAAATATTATAGTGAAAAGAGATAAAGATACATCATAAATATATTATATATGACCACACATCAGTTATACAATTGGAAACAATATTTATCAGATGATGATTATGAATATTTGATTCAATTTGTAGAAAATATTAAAAATAATATACCAAATGATAAAATGATTATTTTACATGGAAAAGAAAGAACCGGAAAAAGTACTTTAATAAATAATATAATGACATATTTAGGTGATGAACTATGTGATACGTTTATGTATCCATGTGATGTAATTTGCCTAGAAAATATAAAAAAATTAGGATTTTGTATTGAAATCGATAAATTCTTTAAAAGCAAAAAAGAAAATAATGCTATTATAAACATGATTAAATATAAACAATCTTTATTAACAGATATCATCAATTTAGAAAAGGTAAATAATAAAGTATTAGAACATTCCAAAATAATCAAAATGGAACATGTTTTCTAATCACATATTTTTAAAGTATTTAAATAATAAATATTTGTTAATAAGTATTCCAATACCAAATCCTATTACATTTGGTACTATTTCTGCTATAGAACCATGCCATGCATGTATTGTTGAATTTTTAATATTAAAAAATCTATCTATAGGATTCAAATACTTATCAATACCCTTATATACCTTATAATTATAAATGGTATTCCTTAAATTTGATGGTGGATCAGATAAACACCCACCTATATTTTTTATTGTCCATTCTTCATTTCTATCTAACATTATTTCTAAAAATTCCCATAAAACTCCTAATATGAAAAATGTCCAAAAATAAGACGGAAAAAATACTCCCAAAAATAAGAAAAAGAAAAAATGATTAAATTGAACTCCTAATATTTCATGTCTATTACAATAAGGAGTTCTTTTTGTGCAAGAACAAACACCACTAGCAGCTATATACATTTGCAACAAAAATAAAATACATATAACAATAATACCATTATTATTATTATAAAACTTCATTATATTAAATGTAAATATTAATATATAAAATTAAAAAAATATTTATATTTATTTATGAATATATTAGTTTGTGGTGATAGTCATGCAAACATATTTACATATTGCAATTATAGACAACAAGATTTTTTATTTGATGTATGCGCAGTAGGAGGCGCTACAGCACAAGGATTAGTAAACCCAAACTCAAAAACTAACGCATTAGGTGAATATGAAAAAAAACTGAATTCTTTAAAAAAAAAAGCAAATAAAATAATTTTTTTAATAGGTGAAGTAGATTGTGGATTTGTAATATGGGTGCGATCAAAAAAATACAATATAAGTGTAGATGAACAAATAAATAATTGTGTAACAAATCTGTTTAATTTTATAAAAAATATTGTTATAGATAAATATGGTTATACAAATGAAAATATAATAGTAGCAGGTACTGTATTACCAACTATAAAAGACTCTACTAATCCACAATTTTTACTTGGTGCAAGAAGAGAAGTAACCGAAAATCAATTAACAAGAACAAAAAAAACACTTGAATATAACGATAAATTAGAAAAAGAGTGCATAAAAAATAATTATAAATATTTTGATATAACAGAATATTTATTTGGAGGAGACTGTATAGTTAAAACAGATTACTTAAATAATAATCCATATGATCATCACTTAGATTCAGGAAAAACATATAACTTTTGGTTAGATGAATTGAAAAAAATTATCTAGCATACAATAATCCACAATTACCACCGACAAAGTAGACTTCATTATATCTCTCTTCAAATACAGTTAAATTATAATTATAGTCATATAATCGCCAAGTTGGCTTATTTATACCAACTAAAATACCACCTGATGGATCACAAATAGTAAAAACATTTGCAGAAGGATCAAGAGGAGGCACATATGTATTAAATTCTAATTGTATATCTTTAAATCTACTAAGATTCATCGCACCGGATGGTTGAAAATCAAAAGGATCTGTATGTAAACTAAAATTATAACAATATAATCCATTTGGTCCATTACCAGGTGTTCTTATGTATTTTTCAATATAATCATATACACCCGCATCTAACATATTTTCTCTATATTTCCCATCCAATAAAATTGCCATATTTAATAAAATATCCTTTTGATTACTTACATTATATAAACCAGTAATGTATAAACCTGAACTTGAAACTGTTAGAGGATCAACACCGGGTCCAATACCACCTGCCAATATAGGCTTCTCAGTAGCAAAACATGGTAAAACATAATTACCTTGTGTTGGTGCTTCTTCCAACTCATATGGCAAATAATTATATGCCCAATTAGAATAATTACTCCATTCATTTCTTAAATTAATATCACTTCTTTGAAAATATAACATAAATGATGCTACCATACCCATAGTATTTTCTAATTTAATTCTTTGGGAACCCGTGACATTAAAGAAGTTATATTCATATATAGATTTAAATAAATATTTCTGTTCCCTTGCAGCAAATACACGTGACTCTTCATTTGATAGAAAACAATAAGTAGAAAGTAAATGAACATCTGCATTCCAAGAAGTTCTTTTATCAGTATAAGAAAGATTATTTAATGATATATCAGGTGGCGGCTGTAAAAATCTATAAAATTGCTGCAAAGCATTATTAAAATTAGGTTGAATATAAGGAAAATTATTTTCTTGATCTTCAATATCTCTTATTTGCACCAATTCTTGTACTGGTCTAATTGTAATATCTATTTCCAATTCATTATATTGTAATGAAACAAGCGGAAATGCCATTTTTGCAGCTAAATTAAACCAACAATTTAATGGTATAAAAATTTTTCTAGCACGTATAGATGGTTCAGGACCAAGACTATTAGTAGTATAATATGCATTAGGATATTGGTTAATACGTGCACCACTAGATCCAGGATTATTTAATTCGGGAACATTTCCCGACATCCTATCAAATAAATTCTTTTTTGTTTCTGTAAAATCTCTCTGAACTTGCGCTAATAAATAGTTACCAGTATATCTTTGTAGTGTAGCACCACCTACACTAATAACAACCTCTTCAATCATTTTAGCTCCAAGATTTTCAATCCATTTAAATTCATATGGTGCCCATAATCCCGAACAATCCTGAGGTGGATATATTGGACTCCATATAGTAGGTAAAGTACATACTAAATAAGTATCCATTAATAATTCCGCATAACGTGGAATTCTAAATGTAAATTTAGATGGTTCCGTCATACGAAGACTTCTTTGACCATCAAAATCTATTCTAAATTTTTGTAACCCGAAATTAGTATATTTTTTGAAAGTAGTTTTAAAAAAAGTTTTAGTAGGATTTCCATTTAAAATAACATTTTGATTTCCATATGAAACAATATTTAATAATCCTCCAGGCATATATAATTATGTAATAATATTATTTAACTATTTTTATATCTATAATATAAAATTATGAAATATGCATTATTATTATTAAAAAATATAAACTTAATGTAATATAAGTATGAATAAAATAGCTGATCGTTTTTCAAATTTACAAAAAATGGCACTTGAACTAAATAAAGCAGCTACGGTCAAATGGGTTTCTATATTTGTTTTAATAGTAATTATATCAGGTATGCTGTATTATATTATTACCAAAAATATGTTAAATAAACAAAATTGTGATAATTTAGATAAAGTGTATACTGGATTTCCTACTATTTCATCTTTTAACGAAAATGATGAAAAATATAGCTACAATTTAAGAGATTATTATATCAAATCTGCATATAATTGTTGTGCAAGTGGTCAATTCAAAAATGATTTTGTCAACACTTGTGCATTAAAAAAATGTATAGAACAAGGAGCAAGAATGTTAGACTTTGAAATATATTCTGTTGATAATGAACCTGTAATAGCTATATCTACTGAAAATAATTTTCATGTAAAACAATCATATAATAGTGTGAAATTTGATGAAGCTATGAATATTGTAAGTACATATGGATTTTCAGGTTCAACATGTCCAAATTCAAATGATCCTTTAATCCTTCATTTTAGAATTATGAGTTCTAATAAAGATATTTACACAAAAATGGCCGATTCTATTTATAAAAATTTAGAAAGACGCATACTTGATAAAACATATAGTTATGAATATTATGGTCATAATTTAGGAGCTGTCCCATTAAAAACATTTGTTGGAAAGATCATTATTGCTGTAGATAGATCAAACCCATTATTTGAACAAACCCCTTTATTTGAATATGTAAATATTGCTTCTAATTCTATCTTTTTAAGAGCTGCAAGGAATTATGATATTATATATACACCTGATATGCAAGAATTAATTGAATATAATAAAAAAAATATGACCTTTTCTATGCCGGATTTAGGACCAAGTGATGCAAACGTCCAAGCATCATTACATCAAAAATACGGTGTTCAAATGGTTGGTATGTGTTTCCAAAATTTTGATTCAAATATGGAATATTATGATTTATTTTTTGATGCAGTAGGATCTGCATTTGTATTAAAACCAGCACCATTAAGATTCGTACCATTAACTATTCCTGAACCAACAAAACAAAATCCCGAATTATCATACAAAGAACGTACTGTTGAATCCGATTTCTACAAATTTAATATTTAAATCTTCATTAAATTGTTATATTTGGTATATTTGTTGTATTTGTTGTATTTGTTATATTATTGGAATATATTCCCCAATAATAAACAGGATATATCGCTACAACCAATACAAGAATAAATCCTACTGTTACTATTGATATAAATATATATCCAAATTTTTGATCAACATCTCCCATTTGTCTTACTCTTATTGTAGACATCATGTCACCACTTATTACAGTATGACTTATTTCACGACATAAAGGACATTTTTTTAACTTTTTATCACAAGCATTATGTATATATCTTTCGTGACCACAAGTAAATCTAGATGTTATATCATTTGTAATAATTGGTTTTAAACATATAACACAGTCTAGTGTATCTTCGTTTATTTGAGACTCTAATGTCTCAAGATCAATTAGATTGTAAAATGCCGACTCCATATTTTTGATATTAAAGAAATAACTTTTAATTACAAGTTCAATTTTTTTTTATTTTATATATAATATTTAATTTTCTTCAAATATTATATATTATGTCTAGTTCTAATAAAAAACAAACATATGAAGAAAAAGAAATTGAAATATTAAGAAGTGCTGTCGATTTAGCTGAGAAAAGAAAGGGTAAAGAGATTGTTAGTGATCCTGATGTAAAAAAAATAATTAATATTTTAGAAACCTTTTTAAAACAAAGAAAACTAGTGTGTTATGGTGGTACAGCTATTAATAATATTTTGCCTCTTGAAGATCAATTTTACGATAAAGATATAGAAATTCCTGATTATGATTTCTATTCTCCAAGAGCTCTTGATGATGCAAAAGAATTGGCAGATATTTATTATAAAGAAGGATTTCAAGAAGTAGAAGCGAAAGCTGGTGTACATTTTGGTACATATAAAGTATATGTTAATTTTTTGCCTGTTGCTGATATAACTTATTTAGAAAGTAAAATATTTAAAAGAATTCAAAAAGATGGTATACGTGTAAATGGAATATATTATTGTCCGCCGAATTTCTTAAGAATGAATATGTTTTTAGAATTATCTAGACCTGCTGGTGATATTGGGCGATGGGAAAAAGTATTAAAACGCCTTATTTTATTAAATAAAAATTATAAACTAAGAGGAAAAAATTGCGATCCACAAAATTTTGTCAGAAAATTTGAAAATATAGACGAAAAACAAGAAAATGACTTATATTATGCAGTTAGAGATTCATTTATTGATCAAGGATTAGTATTTTTCGGTGGTTATGCAAGTTATTTATATTCGTCTTATATGCCAAAAAAACAAAGACGTTTATTCTCAAAAGCTCCTGATTTTGATGTATTAGCTGAAGATCCTCAACAAGCAGCAATTATTTTAAAAGAACGATTAGAAGATTTTGACTATAAAGGTATTAAAATTAATAAAAAATCCGGTATTGGCGAACTTATAGCACCTCATTATGAAATAACTGTAATTATAAATAAAATACCTGAAACAGTTGCATTTATTTATAAACCATTAGCTTGTCATAGTTATAATACAATTAAAATTGGTAATAAAACAGTAAGAGTTGCTACTATTGATACTATGTTAAGTTTTTATTTTGCCTTTTATTTTAGTGATCGTGAATATTATGATCATAATCGTATTTTATGTATGGCTCAATATTTATTTGATGTCCAACAACGCAATAGATTAGAACAAAAAGGGTTATTAAGAAGATTTAGTATAAATTGTTATGGGGAACAACATTCATTAGAAGAAATAAGAGCTACTAAAGCGGAGAAATTCGAAGAATTAAAAAATAAACGTAAATCACGAGAATTCGAAGAATGGTTTTTAAGATATATACCTTTTGAAGAAAAAGGACAAAAATCTAAAAAAACGGAAAAACCAAAAACAAAAAAAAATAAAAAATCTAAAAAACAAACAAAGCGAAATAACAGAAATATAGTAGAGAGATTTCTCAAAATATAAAAATTTATTAATATATATTAAAATGAAGTATTTTTCATATATATTTTTAATATGTATATTACTTTTGTCTTTACTTTTTTCTTCCAAAACAATAGAAGGTTTTGAATCTTATGAAAACTGTGTTCAACAAGGATATCCTAACTCATTTTGTATGGAAGGACCTATTATTTCAAAAGTAGATTATGGCTATTGTAAATGTGCAGATGGTCGATTCGGATCCTTTCATATGGATAATGGTACGTGTTATTGTTATTTATATAATGGTTTATTACCTCATAAAATAAATACACCATATCAAAGTAAACCCTTTTAAAAAGTAAGATATATAATTAAATCATCCCATAAATTAATTAGTATATTTATTAATTTATTTGATAAACTATTATCTTTTACAAATAATGGGATATAGTCTATCATTTTATAACCATATGTAAAAAAATAAAATAACACATAAAAAATAATTTCTCTCAATCTAAAACCTGTAATTTCTATTATAGACCAATCATCTATAAAACTACACATTCTAGATTCATCATTATTAAACAAATTATGCATATGGACTATTCCATAAATAATTCTATTATAGAGATTTTCTTCACCTTTTATATAAATAATATTCTTAATTTTATCAAATGTAAATAAATTTATAAATAAAATTTTCCTATTTTTATAACGTTTCTTAAATATATGTGGAAATAATCCATCTATACAATTATTACAAGTAGGACTTCTATGTACCAAAAATGGAATACTTAATGAATAAATAATTGTATTAATTAAATCTTCTTTACTTTTATATTTGGATTTTATTATTTGTTTATTCTTTTTGACCGAAAAATAAGTAATATATAACCGATTGTTAAATAATGATATATCATAATCTATTAATAAATCCTCTATTACTTTTCTAAATTTTTTTATTGAATTTTTTAAATTTTGCCTTGATCTTATATTTTTCATAGTCAAATTTCCAAAAAATTCTATATGTTCCAATTTATTCATTATATAAAATACACCTAATACAGCACCTATACTACATCCTGATATTCGATAAACATTTGTCATTTTTAACTCTTCTATTCGTTTTAAATAATATAAACATCCCAACATATATATTCCATTAAATGCACCCCCATCTAATACTAAATCCATTTGTTGGGGTATATTATTTTTATTTACATGTTGTATATGAGAATCTATATAATTTTTTAATATCATAATATTTGTGTTTTTAAAATATTATAATATTAAATGTATTAAACATTTTGAAAATGAGACAAGGTTTTGGATATTACATAATACGTTATACCAAAAATAAAACTATTTGTTACAAAACCTGTTAAATTAGGATTACCGTCAGAATTATGTAATGACGGTAATAATGATAAAAATTTACTTTTTACAATAGGCAATTGAAATATAAAGTAAAGAATACATATTATTATTGGTATTTGTAACTCATCATACAGTACCTCTAAAGAATCTTTTTTATTGTAATTTCTCATGCGTTTTTCTAATATTTCTTGCTCAGATAATTCATTTTTTATATAATCTTCATTAGACTCTGATATAGGTACAAAATTAGGTTTTATTTGTTCATCTGCAAAATGAACAGTATTTTGTGGAATATCACGAGAAGGCAATTTTGTAGCTCCTGCAGCAGAGGCTTGTTGAATACCAGTAACTAACTCGTTCATAGATTTTTGTTCATCAATAGCAGTAGATTGTTGTGTAACTCCGCTCGTTTCTACATTAGGATCATATACAGTTTCATTCTTTTCAAGTATTATATTATTACCACCTAATGCAGGATCAGATGGTAAATCCATTATATTTGTAGTATCAGTCATATCTATTATACTACAAATATTGATTGTTAAAGAAAATTACGCAAAATCTACATATTTTTTACCATCATCACAGTTAATAGTTTTAGGTTTATATATGAAACATTCATCCCCATATTTATATAATTTATCTTTATCATCGGATGAATATGGGGATTTAAATATTATACAATCTTGATTTTCACAATTTTTTCTAAATAATGTAGATAATCCAAATCCTAATAATATAGAAATTATTATTTTTCCGGTTTCATTTTCAAAAAATCTTTTTAATTCCATATTAATATATGTATGTATTATATTTGTAAAGGGATATCTTCTGCCTTCTTATTACATTTTTGTTTTGTCTGTTCTAATTGATAACAATTATATCCCTTATCTCTAAATTGAAACATTTTTTCATTATCTTTTGTTGGATATATAATAACTACCTTTGGTTGTGGATTATTTATATAAACCAAAAATATACCTAAAGCTAAGCTTAATATAAATGCAGTTAAATTAATATATTTCATTTATATTAACCAATTATAAAAATTTACATGTATCTATAAATGTCATCATCATCATCATCAATTGTTTGTTTTTGTTTTGCTCTCTCTATTTGAATTTGTGGTGGTGTACCGGATGGTGTTCTTGGTGGTGGTGGTACTTCTGTATCATCAGATATATCTTTTTCTTCTTGTTTTGCTCTCTCTATTTGAATTTGTGGTGGTGTACCGGATGGTGTTTTTGGTGGTGGAGGTGGTGGTACTTCTGTATCATCAGATATATCTTTTTCTTCAACAGGTACCTTTTTATTAGGAAATACTACATAAAAGATTTGCTTAGTATCTTCATCGATTGCAAATAATTCAGAACGTTTTTCATCAACATATAACATTTCAAATTTATATCCTAACTCATTTGCCTTTTGAACCGTTATTTGTTGAGAATCTTCCATAAGTTTTTTATTTTGTTCATAATTATTTTTTTCAGCAATTTTATCCTTTCCTATCATTACATCATCATTTATAATAGTTAATTTTGGTTTTTCTGATTCTATTGGCTCTTCTTCTTCCATTTCCTCTTTTTCTTCTTCTAGTCTTCTCTTCTCTTCAACAGATTTATCTACATTAAAAGAAATAACTTGTGGTTTCCTAAATGTTACTAATAAATCAGAAAGAGTAAATGGTCGTTGTATTAAATGATATGTATTTGTATCTTCATTAAATTCCATGGCTTGATATTTATATTTATTTGCTTGTATTAATTGCAAATTAGGTTTTAATTCGTTTATATAAATATTAATAACATCTTTAATAAGTTGTGTATTAGAAGTTTCATTAAATTGTTTAATAATATCTTTGATATTAACTATAATTTCATTAATAGTAGATGTTAATACACGAAGAGATTCTTTATTTTCTAAATTAGAAGTAATATTTAAATAATCCTTTCTATATCCAACAAGACTTTCTAAATCTTCATTTAAATCATTTTTCATAGTTTCAAACTTTGATAAAACTGTTTGTTCAGATAAATATCCAAATAATAAATCCAATTTTAATAAAATAATACTTTCTTTATCATCTTCTGTAATTTCATCAAAATTTTTTATAAGATATGGTAAAGAAATAAATTTGCCTCTATCAATTTCAATATTAAGATTACATGGATTTGAAGAAGAGCCACATATAGCCTTTAAAATTCCATCTTTCATGGAAAAAATAGTACCAACATTTCTTTTACAAGATATACATTTAGATGTAACCGCCATTAACTTTTCTTGTTTTTGTTTTTTATTTAATAGTGGATTGTTAATAATACTTTTTTTCATATTTTTGATTTTCTTCTCATAATTAAATTTCAGATTGTAATAATTATTTAAACTTTCTAAAAAATCTTTAGTTTCCATTATAATTTACGTAAATATTTTTCTATTATAAAATTGAACTTCAGGGTTATTTTGCCATGTTGGAAGATCAGTTAAAAGATTATTAATTTGATTCTTTTTATAATCTTGCATAAATCTTAGTTTATTCATTAAATATTCTTGTAATTTTCTTTGTTCTTCTTCTTTTTGTATTTTATTATTTTTTGCCTTATACTTATAATATAATATACCACCTATAATAAGACAAAATATTAATAACATGTATAAATTATACCATAAATTATAATATTTTTCCTTAATAATTTTGCAGTTTTCGAGAGATGAATTAATAAAATATTTCATACCCGGCTCAATCAATTTAGGTTTAATAAATTGAAATGTATCCATTAAATTATATATTTATAATTTGAAATTAAATTATACATATTATCTATATGGCAAATCCAACAGCATCGATATTAGTATTTTTATTTCTAACTTTAGGTTATTCTACATTAAAATATTTTACTAAAGATGAAACTTCTATGAATATTTGGACATGGATGTATATTGCTTTACTAATGATTGCCCAGTTTGTAATAAATATGAACTTGACTAAAGAAATATGTGGTTTTAATCAGTTTGGAGTAGCTTTGTGGACAACACTTGTTCCATGGACATTAATATTTGGAATATTATTCTTATTAATACTTGTATTTCCTAGTTGGTTGAGTCCTTTTTCTAATACCATAGGTTATGCTATGTGTTATATTACAGGTATATCATCATTTTTCAAAGGAATATTACATGATAGAATACCAAAACAAGACGATAAAAATAATTCGGAATTCATACAAGCATTAAATAATTTATATGAAGATAAATCATTATTAATAAATCAAATTAGTTTAGATGAATTACCTAAATGGTGGGAAAGTTTGTCTAATGCAGGATTATTAAAAAAATCAGCAGGAGATATAGATGGTGATGCATATAATGAGCTTAAGAGTTATATAAAAATGAAAGATACAATAGCTGAATTTATTTGGTATTTATTAACAGGATTATTAGTAACATCAACTAGTTATAATTATATTCTAAATGTTGGTTGTGATCAATCTGTTGCTGAAATGCAAAAGAGACATGACGAATATTTAGAAAAAGAAGAAGAAATAGCAAAGGCTAAACAAGAGAAACAAGGTTCACAAATTATTTACAAGTCTTATGAATAAATAATTAGCGTAATTTAGGGATACTAATATAATAAAGAATAGCTAGATATGATAAAATACCCAATACAATACTTAATAGCCATATAGGAATGACAGTTTTTCTCTTTTGTCCCAATCCAAATTGTCTAAGTGTACCATCTCTATTATATAAAAATGAAGGTTTAGTTAAATTTATGAATATAAAAATGATTAAAAATAAAAAAATGGCAAAAGAATTAATATTTTTGCGTATAAATGAATTAGTAAGCATATTAATATACTTTAAGAAAATTATTAATATTTATTAACAAAAATACTTTTTCTTAAAGTATATATATAATGACTGGTGATTTTATGCAAACTTATTTCTCTCCATTAGGAAAAGAATATTGTGATTATTTCCTTTTCCTTTCTGTATTAAACTTTTTGCTTATGGTATATGTTATTATCATGGCCATTTATCTTGCTGTTTTCGATAAAAAGAAGGAAGGTCTAACTACATATGCTATTAGTGGTATTTCCTTATTTGTTAATTACATGGTAACAAGATTATTATATGGTATGTGTCGAGGATCTCTTTAAGTGGGGGTTCCATGGGGGTTCCATGGGGGTTCCGCCCCCCTGCGACGGTTATGCGGCTTCGCCGCGGTGCTGGGGTTCTTTAAGTTATTTTAAAATATATATTATTCAATAACTTAAATCGATTAAATAGAATTTCTATTTATTTAGAATTAATCTCTCAATTTCTCTCGTTGATTGCGTTTTTCTATTCTTATATGATATTCATGGATTTATGATTTTAATATACACTTTTCCATTTACTGATATGAGAATTAAAAAAAGATTAAACGAGAGATTCAGAGAGAAAATACATTCTTCCTATTTAAGTTATTGAATAATATATATTTTAAAATAACTTAAAGAAACTCAGCACCGCGGCGAAGCCGCATAAAAACGAACGTGGCGCAGCCACATAACCTCCGTCGCAGGGGGACGGAACCCCCACCGCATAACCTCCGTCGCAGGGGGACGGAACCCCCACCGCATAACCTCCGTCGCAGGGGGACGGAACCCCCACCGCATAACTTCCGTCGTAGGGGGACGGACCCCCCACCGCATAACCTCCGTCGCAGGGGGACGGAACCCCCACCGCATAACTTCCGTCGCAGGGGGACGAAACCCCCACCCATCTAATACTTTATTTCTCTCGATCTTGATACATTATTATTTTGTTTCGGACTCTTTGTATTTGTTAAAGGACAATTTAAACCTTTATACGGATCTGCCGTCCATGCTGTATTTGCTGACCATACACCACAATCTGTAAACATTCCTGTTGCCGTCTTTCTACATGGATAATTTACTGTAAACTTATAATCATTCGGAAATTCGAAATTAGGAACATTATCATGTTCCTTTCCCGGAAATTCACCCAATCTTATATCTTCCGTCATAGAAAAAGGGGTTGGAGAATCCGGCGATAATTTAAATATATCTTTACCATAATGTGCAGTCGCTGGAGCTAACATATGTATTTGAATCGAATTGTTTGGATCTATTCTTCTTTGACTAAATCCTTCTCTTACCCAATCAAATAAATCAAAATAACTTTTACATAATTTCATAAAATAATATATAAATATTATTAATGTTATTGCATAAATTATATAAGTTACCATTTTATATAATTTATATCAATATTAATTTCCAAAATAATTATTTATTTGTTGCTTTACTTTTACAAAATATATCGTCTTATCTTTTAATTCATTTATATCACCCACATTTATATATGTAAAAGTACTCCTTACTCCACCTAGATAATCTAACACAGTTTCTTCTAATTTCCCTTTATACGGCACTTTTATTACTCTGCCTTCGGATGATCTATATTTTTCCATTTTTCCAAAATGCTTATTTTGAGCTAATTCTGAACTCATTCCATAAAATAACTTGTACTTTTTTCCCATTTCATCTATCAATTCACCTGGATTCTCATCATGACCTGCAAATTGTCCTCCTATCATTACAAAATCTGCCCCTCCACAAAATGCTTTTGATACATCCCCTGGACACGTTATTCCACCATCTGATATAATATGAGCACCTAAATCATTTTTTGCACCTCTACAATCCAATATTGCTGAAAACTGAGGCATCCCTACACCTGTTTTTAATCTTGTCGTACAAGCACTACCAGGACCTATACCCAATTTTACTACATCTACATAACCTTCTACTATTAATTTATGTACCATAGTTGCTGTTACACAATTACCTGCAACTATAATTTTTTCAGGATATGCGTTTCTTACCTTTCTACAAAATACTACTAAATCATTTAAATAACCATTTGCTATATCTATACATACCCATTTTACATCTATCGTATCACATATAGTTTTTAAATTCTCAAAATCAGCATCTGATATACCTGTTGATACCATAAAATAATCAGGGTTTAACTCCTTATCTTTATAGTCTTCTAAAGTGTAAAATTTATGCAGAGCTGTTATTATTTTATGTTTACTCAATACATTATATACACTAAATGTTCCAGTTGTATCCATATTTGCAGCTATAATTGGGACACCATTCCATGTATGTGGTGAATATTTAAATTTTGTTATATTTTTTTCTAATACTACTTTTGATCTACTATTTACATTCGATGGCTGAGGTTGAATTAATACGTCCTTAAAATCCAATTTTTTACCAATATCCAATACAGACATATAAAAATATATACTAATTTTTATTTATATATATTTTCTGTTTTATTTTCTTCTTTTCGAATACTTTGACTTTGATCTTTTTCGTTTAGTTTTTTTTGAGGAAACCAATTTACCTATATATTTATCACCACATTCTTTATATAATTGATTATCCTTTATATATTTAAGCGTTTCAGGATTTGTTAATGATTCTATATTATCTGCTGTAGAATAATATATTTTCAATTCTTGACGTATTCTTGGACCTATTGCTGATTTATAATTTACAGGAACCATTTTCTTTGGTAAAAATACAAATTTGCTCATTATTAATTTTTTTATCAACTCTATTTTTTCACTATGATTCCCTTTTTCTATATATTCCACTATCATTCTTTCTGTTATATTATTTTTCTTCATAAAATCTAACAACTCTTTTGGTCTTTTTTGCTTTAATAAAGATTTCATATTTATACTATTATATATGTATTTTTCCGATTGCTCGGAATCAATAATTTGCCCTGAAAAATCATCAAATACTATTATGTTACACATGAAAAATAATTCCAACGAATTACTCCAATATCCCTTTACTCTTTGAACTAAATGATCCATAGCACTTACTATATAAATATCATGCTTCTGTTTGAATTGCTCTATACTTTCTATTGTAGTTAATGGATTTTTTAATTTCTTACCCTTTTCTATTTCATATTCACTTACATGAAAAGACACATTTTTAGGAATAGTATAAGTTTTTTCCATATTTTCTATTAATTTATTTAACATATATACTCTATCTTCTTCTGATACGCACCTTACCCATGGCTTATTATAATACTTATTTGTTGGAACAAAATAATAATTATACTTTTTATTCTCTCCTAATACTCCTTTTAAATATAAACATATATTTAATGCTAATTGACCATTAGCTATTGTCGGAGGTGAGAAAACACTTCCATTCCATATTATTATACTTTTATTTTTTGACATAAAACTATATTATAGTTTTAGAAAATATTTATTAAATATATATATATGTCAACCGAAAATATTGATACTACTTATATTGATACAAAAGCTGATAATGAAGATTCTGAAAATAAAAATGATTTAAAAGGCTTCATAATAGATATGTTGCGAAATTTTATTACTATTATTATTTACGCATGGTTAGGAAGCAGTTTTGCATTTTTTACTAGATTAGGCAATCAAGCTGAAAAAGTTCTTTTTCCTACTAATCCTGATGAACGTCCTTATACAAATAAAGGTCCTCCATTATTTCCTCAAACAGATGATGATGATGGAATTGAAATGACTAAAAAAGGAGGTAGCAAAAAAGCTCAAAAAGGAGGCAAATCTAAACCAAATTTATGTGGAGAAACTGTTGATTTTATTAATGGTCCCATATTTAATTCAGAATATATGCGCAATTTATACGATTATGGTGCCCCTTATACATGGACTGAAGATTATGGTGAAATACAAGGAAGTATGGCTTGGTTTAAAGGTTATATTGGAAATATAGTAAAAGGTTCTTATATTATGCTTAGAACTGTTTTAGGAGGAATATTCGAAACACTACAAGCATCATGTGGTATTATGCCTAATACAGGCAAAGATTTAATACCTTTTATAATAGGTCCATTTGTAATTCCTCTATTGTTTGCTGTAATGCACTTTTGGTTCTTACCTGTTTTATTTGGTATTTTTATAAATGAAAAAACTGATGTCGGTCTATGGGTATCTATTGCAGGTATCTTTTTGATGTATACATGGTTAATAGCATTCGGTGTCTCATTTATTCAATCATTTGGAGTATTATTTACTATATTATTTATGCCAATCATATCAGGAACATCCGATGGAATAAACTTGAGAAAAATTATAGGACAACCATTAAATCTATGGTACTTACTCGTTATATATTGTATATTAGGTATTAAATCTGCCAAAACATATTTGTCAAACGAATTGGTATGGCCAGTCGCATTAGGATTTCTTATTATCGCTGGTACTAGTTTTCCAAGATAATTTTTCTATAAATAATTATTAAATTATAATTTAAAAACTACATTTTATTATAATTTAATGGGTAAAAAGAAAAATGATAAAAAGAAGAAAACTACACAAAATAATTCTTCTAATAATTCTTCCAATAATGATGAAAAATATCCTTTTGTTAGTGTTTGTACACCCACATTTAATCGAAGACCATTTATTAATGCGATGATTAAATGTTTTAATCATCAAACATATCCAAAAAATAGAATGGAATGGATTATTATAGATGACGGAAGTGATAAAATTGAAGATTTAGTTAAAGATCATCCAAATGTAAAATATTTTTCATATGATACTAAAATGTCCCTTGGTAAAAAAAGAAATTTATTACATGAAAAAAGTCAAGGTGATATTTTAGTTTATATGGATGATGATGATTATTATCCTCCTGAACGTGTTTCTCATGCAGTTGATAAATTAACTTCTAATAAAGAGGCTTTATGTGCCGGTAGTAGTGAAATTTATATTTATTTCAAACATATTGAAAAAATGTATCAATTTGGCCCTTATAATGAAAAACATGCTACAGCTGGTACATTTGCTTTTAAACGCGAATTATTAAAAGATCACCGTTATGATGATGAAGCATGTTTGGCTGAAGAAAAGGCATTTTTAAAAGATTATACTGTACCTTTTGTACAATTAGATCCAAAAAAGGTTATTTTGGTTTTTTCACACGTACATAATACATTTGACAAAAAAAAATTATTAGATAATCCTCACCCTCAATTTTGTAAAGAATCTAATAAAAAAGTTGAAGACTTTGTGAAAGAAAAGGATTTGAAGGATTTTTACATGAATGTAGATACATTATTAACTTATTATGATGATGGAAAACCAGCCATGAAACCTGATGTTCTTCAACAACTTATCAATATTGAAGAAACTAGAAGAAAACATGCCGAAAGTATGGCATCTCAAGGTATTGGTGGGGGACAAATCATGATTCAACAAGATGGAAAAGATCCTGTTGCACTTAATAATAATCAAGTAGTTGACATTATGAAGCAACAACAACAACAATTACAAGCACAAGCACAACAATTACAACAATTAAAACAAATTTGCGATAATTTATCTAATGAAAATTTACAATTAAAAAAAAATATACATGAACAAAATGAAAATATTATGGAATTACAAAAAATTAATACAGAACTTATTAAAAAATCATTATCTTCATCATCTTAAAAAAATTGAATTATTTCTTATTTAAATTATTTAAATGAGAAATAATGGCTATATCTGTGTATCACTCTGATGTTATATTTGTATTAATTATTTTAGCTTCAATTAGTATATTTATAGGATTTATTTATTGTTGTAATACACATACTTTTTGTAATTTGTGTAAAAAAAATAATAACATTACTATAGAATCATTATTAACACATAATGTAAATAATAATGTAAATAATAATGAATCCACACCACAAGATGATGATCAAGAGTCCAATTTATCAAGAGCAACAACCGTTATTGCTAATTAACTTATACTATCATTTTCAGTAATATATTCGTAACAATCAAGACAATATATTTTAGAATTTAATGTTACTAAACATTTTTTACATAAATAACATAAACATTTATTACAATAGCCTGCTAATTGTGACCTTTTTGCCCAATTTGAACACATACCACATAATATTAAGATATATTCCATATCTATTTCCGGGTTTGTTTTGTTTTTTTGAGAAAAATAAATAGTAGATATTTTACTTTCATCTAAACAAAAATTGTTTAAATTCGTTATAGGCAAAAATAATGTTATTATATCTTTTTCATTACATAGAGTTTTCCATGTAGATGGATATTGTTCACTATTATTAATCAAATATTCATAATTTGGTTTAATATGCAAATACATAATTTTAATATAATTATATTTTTATATTCATTATTCATTATTAAATACATGTATTATAAATATTATCATGATGATACATAAAATATTTTTCATTTCGTGAGTTATAAGAAGATATTTGCTTGTTATTTTTATAATCCAAATCATAATTATTTAAATTAGGTGAAATCTTTAATAAGCCTTTATAAACTGACAAAAATCCTTCATCATATAATTTGTGACAATATCTACACATAAATTCTACAATATTATTATCATATTGTTCATTATTATTTAATATATTTCGTGGTTTTATATGTGCTGCTTCTAATAAACATAATGGTAATTTTTTTTCACAAATTATACACATCTCTTTATTATTATTAATTAAATAATTTCTTAATAGATTTTGTTCAGATCTAATTTCTTTAAATTGATATTTTTTATTATTTTTTTTTTCATATTTTTTTTTATATGTTTTAAAAAAATTAACAATTAGTCTTGAATAATAATTTTTACAGTCATTTAATACTACGTTCCCTTTTATTAAAAGTTCATAATTATTGTTATCAACAAAAATTATTTTTTGTTTTTTTAAATTATTTAATTCTATTTTTAAATTGCAAATTTCAACATTATTATCATAACGAATCTTTATATAATTATATATATCAATTAATGTATTTCTATTTCTAAAAAAAAAACTATTAATAATATAATTATTCATTTTTATATTATTAATATTTGTAAAATTATTTTTAAATAACTTATAATGACACTTCAATATTATAGCCCCTTTTATTACGAGAGCCATCTATACTAACACCTTTACTCTTTTCTATTTTAAAACCTATTTTTTCAAATTCTTCCTTAAATTTTTTCTGTATCATACTTTTTTTACTATTTTCATCACACCATTCTTTATAAATTGTAAATATTTCTCTTATTCCAATTCTTAACCTTGGATTATCCGATTTTTTGCAACATTTTTTTATAAATTCTATTATATTATTCTCATCATTATCATCATCATCATTATCATCATTATTGTTTTGTAGAGGAGATTTTAATATGCTTAACAAGTATATATCTTTTTTTTGATCAGGGTTATATAAATACAACCAACCATCAGGACTCTTCCAATAATAAGGTGGCTTAATTTCACCTTCTATAAAATCTTCTCCATCTTCATTTGTATATCCGTGAGTATTATTTTGTTGTCTATATTCATCTTTTATTTCTGATTTTTTGTATCCCTCTCCATCTCCTCTTTTACATATTATATAATTGTTTCTTTTTAGACATTTATGAGTATTTTTGTTTTCAATAAAACACCAGTTTTCAGGTTTAAATTCTCCCCTATATTGTTTTTCATTTATATCATCCTTAATTATATATGTTATATTATTTTCTACACATTCATGTTGTACTGCGATTGACTTAAATGAAGGTACTCTTCGTTCGTTAATATATGATCTGATTTTTTTTATATAGCTCTCTTTACTTTGACTATTAATTCTACTTACAATACGGAACGGAACTTTTCCATCATCACTTTTACTATCATACTCTTCTTCCTTCAACTCTGCATACCAGTTTTTATCTTTATTATTTAATTCATCTTCTCCAATATTACGAGGCTCTTTAGTAATACATTTAAAATCGGGTAATTTATTTTGTTTACAGAATTCTGTTATTTCATCATTCGATATATTATCGCATATCATAAGTTTATTAGCTTTTATAATTGAATCATAACAGCTATACCAGTCTATATTTTTTGAATGTTTTGATGGAGCTAAATGCTTTAAAAGAGTGGGATAATTCATTTTACCATTATCTATTTTTGCTTCCATAAATTGCACTATTTCTTGATTACTATTATAACTCATTATATGTTTTTCTATCTCCTTTATAAATAATTTATAATAATTTAATAAATCTTTTACTTTTCTATTAGTCCATAAAGTAATTTTTGTTTGTCCAGTTTTTAATTCTTTATCTGCATATCTTCCTTGTGCTCTTATTCTTTGGGAAAGATCGGTACAATTACGTGATCCATGAGATACTAAATACTGGTCTGTTAAATGTAATGAATAGCCACCATAATCATCACTTGTAAAAGAATATCCCCTTTCTCCATACTTCCCTGTTATTGTTATAATTGTTTTATGAGGGAACTGTTTTTTACTGTCTTTAAACAATTTTCTAAGTAATTTATATACATATTTTATTGTGCATTTTTTTAAATCTATATCATAATAGCAGTAATTATTTGGTAGTTCTGCTACCCCATCTTTATCTGTAGATTCACCATAGATTCCTCCATCTTGATATAATCTTTTCTTTTTTGATTGTGCCGAATCTCTGCGAGACATAAATTTTAGTTCATCATCATAATCTTTTGAGAAATATAATCTTAAACATTTACCATGAAATATGATAATAAATAGATTCTTAAAATCTTTCATTATTTCGTATATTAATACAAATTGTTTATCTTTTACCTTTTCTTCACTAATTAATAATGAATTATATTCAATATCGGGTCTTTCTAGAATTATTTCTATTACTTTTTTAATATTTATCTTATAATCTATAATAATATCATATGTGTCACCATTTTTTTTTCCTTGATCTTTATACCAATTATCATGATTGTCTACTTCAAAATGTATTCTATCATTTAATAATCCATAATAATCATCAGGTCTTTTCATTTTATGAACCTTTGAAATATTAATTATAATATTTTTATTACCACTTATTTTTGTAGTAGTATTATATAATAATGTATGAGCTGATCCTGTTATACGTAAAGTATAAACTGTCTTTTTAATCATTTTGGAAATAAATTTTTCACATTCAGTAGTATTTTTTTCATCAAATTTATTACTATTATCATTTGAAGCACTAGGACCGTACAGATCTCCCTCATCAATCATGGTTGTCATACAAACAAGTTCACCATGATTAGCAATATACTCATTAAATTTTGAATTAATTTTTGATAATTGAGCTAGATTTGCCAAACAACAAAATATATCGGTAGGATTAATACTATGTTTATTACTGAATTTATTAATAGCATCATCACTATTTATATGTTTTAATTCAGGAAGTTTAAATTGTTTCCAATCCTCATTATCATCTTCATCTTCGAGCTCAGAATTAAACTCGTCAAATACTTCTTTAATATATTTATTATTAAAATCGTTCATATTTTGTCCTATTATATCATCTTGGAGTTGTTTCATATCTATTTTTAAATTTCTAAAAATATATAAAACAGGTCTCTTCAATATATGAACATTAAACCACATTAATATCATAGAATGCAGTCGTTTTCCACTTTGCACATCTCCCCATAATAATTCACTAGTTGAATTTATTGGTTTAAGTACTTCCAATATACATTCTTCAAAAGATTCCGAATCATAATCTTTTGGAATATCATCCTTCAATTTTATTAAATTATTTCCCCATTCATGTCTTTCTAAACTTTCACCACTTATATATGTACACATATCTAAAAACATAGCTATAATTTTTTCAAGAGGTTTTCTGCTATATGCATTTTTTTGTAAAAACTTATCTATATTACGTTGGAACATAATATTTTGAGACATTTTATATAAGTATATTATTAGACATGTTTTTAAATCAATTTTTTTATTATATAATTTGCCTCATACAAAAATTGCCTCATATATTTTATTCTATATCAACAGATATAATTTCATTATCAATTTCATTATCTATATTAGACAAATTATGTTTGTCAATATATCTATAAATTCTATTTATATCCAATTTTGTTATTTCATAACTTTCCAAATATTGAAATATTTCTTCTTCACTATTTTGCTCTCTTAAATTTATAAAAAATGAAAACATATCCTTTTCATCCATATTTAATATAAAACATAAATTTTGAATAAATAATGAATTATTATACTCGGTTGAATATTTTGTCAATACTTTGGTAAATCTTACTTCACTAGGATTAAATTTGACTTTTGTTTTAAATGTATCATGATATAACTTATTATTATAAAATGTCTTTATTAATGAACTCATTTCATTAAATTGCCATATTTGTTTCTGAAAAGTGATTCTATCTATATAATCTGAAAAACATATATTTTTCAATATTTTCTCATAAAACGGAAATGAATCTTTTACATCAAACTTCCCCAATACATCTATTATATTTTCATGCCATAATAAACCTACTATTGTTCTATCTGTTTCATTCATTAAAGTATTATGTAAATTTAAACCATAATTATTATTTATTAATTTCTGTGTTATCTTTTTTGCATCTTCATTATATGTCTTGGGTTGAAATATATTTTGTAATAGTTCTGTCTGTAATTTTACAATATTGTTTTTATAAATGTTATAGAGAGAATATAATTTTCTTAAATCAGATTGTATATAATTAACCATAGATAATTTCACTTCTCTTCCACAATTTGGCATTAATTTTGACATTATTGTCTGTATTTGAGGATTTGTGGGATCTTTTAACTCAAACGAATGACATACTTTCATTAACTCTTTTATCTTTTTATCCATATGATAGTTACCAATACATATTATCGGATTTAATGTTATTTCCTCTAACTTTTGCTTTTTCGTTTTTTTAGGTCTTATTATTTTTATTAATGAGTTTATTCCACCTTTATCACCATTATTCATCCCATCTATTTCATCCATGATTATTGCTATTTTTTTTACATTTTTTTGAAACATCGATAACACATTTCTATCAGACATATTATGTTTTGTTATCATTTCCATTATACTTTTATTCCTTATATCCCCTGCATCATAACTTATTATATCAAAATTTAATTCTTTTAACAATTCTACAATAAATTTTGTTTTTCCTGATCCAGGATTTCCATAAATATAAATACCTCTCTTATTTGTTAAATCATATTTATTCTTATCAAATTCTAATAAAAATGTTTTAATTTGATGACATATTTGTTTTCTATTTAATATTTCATTTAAATTTATTAATTCCATATTATATTCTTATAGATTTTGTTTTTATGCTTATTTTTCTTTAAATGTGTTTTCATGTTTATTTCTAATAATATGTTTTTACATTTAAACGAATTATTTTTATTACATATATACTCCAATAAATAAAATAAATTTACAAATTTCATAGTATCAAAATAATATTTTTTTGTTTTAAGCAAAATTTCTTCATTTACATATTTTTTAAACCCCACTTCATTATCTATTTTTGTATAATTTATTAATAAATTCGGAATTTTATGTTCAGGTATATACCACAAATTAATAACATTTGTATAATATTTCTTATTTAATAACATTTGTTCTTGAATCGGTAAATAAGATATTATTTTTTTAACTAAACCATTATGTACAAATATCATATAACTTTTTGCATCTAAATATGATAATATAATGGGAACTAAATCATCCGGTATATAATACATTAATTTATATAAATATATTAATTAATATATCAATTATGCATTAAATCGCATTTACTTCTTTCTTTGAGATTTATTCTTTCCCTTTCCCTTTCCTCTTGCCTTCTTAGATCCTCTTTTCTTCTTGGTTGCTGCACCAAATACACCACTTCCCTTAGGTTGAAGGTGTCCCTTAAGATGTTTTTGGGTCTTGGCTAAAGCACTCTTTCTCTTACTTTTAATTCTTCCTCTAACCATGATTAAATCAGACTTTTTTAATCCAGGAGTTCCAGGAGTTTTATAAGCAGTTCCGTGCCAAACTTGGGCACGTGAACCTTCATTCATATCAAATGTTTTACCAGCAATATGGTATTTGCCGTCGGCACCTCTATCATGTCTTTTTACCATTATAAACACTAGAGAGAAAAAAATATATTTCTAAATATTTTGACGCAAATTAATTAAAAGTATTTTGAGGTGATGATCCAAATCCTGCTGGCGCACCTGCTCTTGACAAATATCTATTTACTGGAGCATTTATTATCCTAAATTTACCCCCTCTATATCTTAAATTTTTATTTATTATAGATACTCTTTGAGCTAAAGTCATCGTACCTATATTTTGGGATCCAATTTTACCTCTAAATGTTACATTTGCTGTACAACCACCTGGGGGTAATATACAATTAACTGGATCTGTTGCAACTGGAGCTGGAGGAGCATATGGACTAATATCTACATGAACTGTAGCTTGGTCTGATGTGATTAAATCACCATATGAATTATCATACTGAACATTATAATTAAATTCATCTCTCCCATATTGATTAAAAAATGGTGTATATTGTACTGTATTTACACCAGGTTCTCCTTCATTTCCATTTATAAAGTTAATTATTCCTAAAGATGGATTACTATCTATTATATATCTTAAATTAGGATCAAATAACCCATCATCTGTACCACTTAAATCAAATGTTATACTAGTATTTCTATATGTATTAAAACTTAAATCATGTGCTTCCGGTATACCATTTGTATTTAAAAATACGCTGGAAATGTTAGATGAAATATCTATATTTAAATCACTTTGAAAATAGGATGTGTAATATGTAAAACTATCTGTACCTTTGTAACCTAGATTTGGTGTATATGTTATTTCTTTTCCTCCTGATACATCTGTTCCTGTTGTTGTAAATAATAATGTTCCATCATTTGGTGGTGTAACTATATAGTACTCTAAACTAGTATATAATGATTCCTCTACTATAGTAGCACTCAAATCAAACGTTATATTTGCATTTTCGATTATATTTGTAAAACTTAAATCGTATGATGTAGGATAGTCGATTATTTCTACAGTTACAGTTGTTGAAGCTGTTGAAATTCCTGGCGATGGACTTGATAAACTTACAAATGTTTTGTATGTAAATGTATCTAAACCACTTATTGTACCATTTGGCGTATACACAAACTGATTTTTACCAGGATCCCCTTCTGTTCCTATCCAACTTACAGTCCCTTTTGTTGGAATACTTGTTAAACTATACCCTATAGAACTATTATTTGTATTATATAAATTACCACATAAATCTACTGTTACTGATTTATCAATTGCAGTAGTTGATGTTATAGCTTTTAATGTTAAAGGATTTTTAAACCATACCACAATTGCACCATTTTTTCCATTTCCACCAAATTCATTCGATACTTTATCTGAACCACTATTACCACCACCACCACCACCCCATACTGAAGCTGTTATCCCTCTTCCAACACCACTTAATAACCCGTTTGCTATAAAACTATATGGTTTATAACTACCAGCAACATTTACATTTTGTCCTCCAGGTAATCCACCACTTGATTGTTCCGGACTGGATTTACTTGGTCCATAACCACCACCTCCTCCTCCACCATTTGAAATATATAATATAGCATTTGTTTCTCCATTTGGTAATGTTATTGGTGTATTACTTTGAAAATGTGTACCCCAATCACTTGTTTTACCATTATATGGAGTCATCGGATCAGGTTGTTGTGGTGGAAATGTTGGATTACCAATACCACCTTCACCACCAGCACCACCAATATAGGGAGGTGAATAAGTATATGGATAACTAATTGTACCACCAATACCTTTATTTGATATACTACCCGGTGTTCCACCTCCTGCGGTTAAATAGGGGAAAAACGTTGTACTAGATCCACTTGTGGGTGTATTTTGACCTATACCACCTGCACCAATAGTAAATACAGAACTCATATCAACAAGAGAATTAAAATTAAATAATGCACTAGCACCACCTCCACCACCACCACCAGCATTTGCAATATTGTTTGCACTTTTTCCTCCACCAGCACCACCCCCACCAATAACAATAGCCGAAATATCAGGAATTTCAAAATTGAAATTAAGACTATTATCACTAGTAAAATAATATAAATATTCTGTTTGATCAGTATTATTATATATATATTCAGGTGTATTTAATGATTCGAAAAAACCTCCATAGTAAGATGCCATTTAATATATATTTATTTTTTAAATAAAATTGAAATAATTTAAACAAAAAAAAATAGTAGATATAATTAAAGTCATGGCGTCCCAAACATCACTAAATAAATACCAAAAATTAACTGATAGAGAACATATTTTAAAAAAACCTGATACTTATATTGGTTCAATCGAAAATACAGATCAAATCGACTATCTATGTAGAGATGGTAAAATTATTAATACACAATTTCAATTTATTCCAGGATTATATAAATTATTTGATGAAGGTGTTGTTAATTGTCGAGATCATGTAATACGACAAGCTCAAGCAGTTGAAGATAAAGTCGAAAATGCATTACCAGTATCAAATATAGACATATCGCTTGATGAAGATGGTACTATTCATATGTATAATGATGGTAATGGTATTGATGTAGCAGAACACCCTGAATATAAATTATGGATTCCTGAAATGATCTTTGGACATTTACGTACTTCAACAAATTATGACGAAAAGAAGAAGGAAAAAATTGTAGGTGGAAAAAATGGATTTGGATTTAAATTAGTACTAATTTGGTCAACCTGGGGTCGTGTTGAAACAATTGATCATGTTAGAGGATTAAAATATATACAAGAATTTAAGAATAATTTGACTGAAATATGTAAACCAAGTATAACCAAATCTAAAAATAAACCGTATACACGTGTTTCATTTAAACCGGATTACGCAAGATTTGGAATTTCAGGATTATCAGAAGATATGAAGGCATTATTTATGAAAAGAATTTATGATATTGCTGCAGTAACTGATAAAACAGTCAAAGTAAAAATGAATAGTAATTTAATACCAATAAAACATTTCGAACAATATATCGATTTATATATTGGTAATAAATCAGAAACAAAGAGAGTGTATGAAAGCCCAAATAAACGATGGGAATATGCTGTTTGTTTATGTCCTCAAGATGAATTTGCTCAAGTAAGTTTTGTAAATGGAATATATACTTCAAAAGGAGGAAAGCATGTAGAATATATATTAAATCAAATCATTAGAAAATTGTGCACATATATTAAAACAAAAAAGAAGGTTGATGTAAAACCAAACACCATCAAAGAACAATTGATGTTGTTTTTGAGATGTGATATTGAAAATCCTTCATTTAATAGTCAAACTAAGGACGAGTTAGGAACTGCTATTACAAAGTTTGGTTCTGCATGTACCGTATCAGATTCATTTATTGAAAAAATTGCAAAAATGGGTGTAATGTCAGCTGCATGTGCATTAACAGAAGTTAAGGAGAATAAAGCAGCAAAAAAAACGGATGGAAGTAAAAATAAAAGTATTCGTGGAATTCCAAAATTGATTGATGCAAATTATGCAGGGACAAGTAAATCAAATATGTGTACACTTATCTTGTGTGAGGGTGATTCAGCAAAAGCAGGAATTGTATCAGGACTAAGTAAAGAAGATAGAAATGTAATAGGAGTTTATCCGATGAAAGGAAAGATCTTCAATACAAGAGGCGAAGCATTAAAAAGAATAAATGAAAATAAAGAAATAGTAGAAATAAAGCAAATAATGGGATTAGAAAATGGCAAAGAATATACAGAAGAACAAGTAAATAGTTTATTAAGATATAAGTCAATCTTATTTATGACAGATCAAGATTTGGATGGATCTCATATTAAAGGATTAGGTATTAATTTGTTTCAAGATCAGTGGAATTCATTATCAAAATTGAATAATTTTATAGGATTTATGAATACACCTATTTTAAAAGCAAAGAAAGGAAGTAATGAAAAAATATTTTATAATGAAGGAGAATATAATAAATGGAAAGAGGAAAATGATACAAAAGGATGGAAGGTAAAATATTACAAGGGTTTGGGTACAAGTACGAGTGCTGAATTTAAAGAATATTTTGCAAATAAAAAAATTGTATATTTTCAGCATACAGGTATTGGAAGTGATAATACAATTGATATGGTGTTTAACAAGAAACGTTCTGAAGAGCGAAAAGATTGGTTGGCAAATTATGATATGAATAGTTATTTAGATACGATGAATGAAAACGTGAGTTATGAAGATTTTATAAATAAAGAGCTCATTCATTTCTCAAAATATGATTGTGAGAGATCTATTCCAAACTTGATGGATGGATTAAAAATTAGTTTAAGAAAAATATTATATTGTGCGTTTAAAAAGAATTTAACATCAGAAATAAAGGTTGCACAATTTTCAGGATATGTATCTGAACAATCATCATATCATCATGGCGAAGCAAGTTTAAATGGTGCTATTGTAGGTATGGCACAAGATTTTGTAGGAAGTAATAATGTAAATTTATTGATGCCAAACGGTCAATTTGGTACAAGATTGCAAGGTGGAAAAGATTCTGCTTCTGAAAGATATATATTTACACAATTGAATTCAATTACAAGGTGTATTTATAGAGAAGAAGATGACGCGATCTTGGATTATTTGGAAGACGATGGATTTAAAGTCGAACCTAGATTTTATGTACCAATTATTCCTATGATTTTGGTAAATGGTGGAAAAGGAATTGGTACAGGATTTAGTACTGAAATATTAAGTTATAATATCAATAGTATTATTGAATATTTAAAAAAGAAGTTAACACAAAGTGAAGTAAGCAAAGAATTTATTCCATATTATAAAGGATTTAATGGAACTATAGATGAAAATGGAGAAAAAAAATATATAGTCAAGGGTGTGTATATAAAAATAAATCCAAAAAAAATTAGAGTAACCGAATTACCTATCGGATATTGGACAGATGATTTCAAACAACATTTGGAAAATCTAATGGAAGGTGACAAGAAAAAAGAGAAGATTGTAAAAGATTATAATGATATGAGTACCGATAAAAAAATAGATATTGAAATAACGTTTTATAATGATGTAGATGAAAGTATAGAAGGAGATAATAAGTTTAATAAATTAGAAAAAGTGTTAAAATTATATACTAGTCAAAGCATAACAAATATGCATTTGTTTGATAGCGAGGAAAAATTGAAGAAATATGAAAGTGTAGATAATATAATAGATACTTACTATGATGTAAGATTAAGTTATTATGAAAAAAGAAAGAGTTATATGATAAATAATTTGCAAAAAGAATTAAAATTATTGTCAAACAAGGCAAAATATATTCAAGAGAATTTAGATGGAACGATTGATTTGCGAAAGAAAACCAAAGAACAGATTTTGAATATGTTGGCTGAAAAACAATTTGATAAAATGGATGATGATAATGACTATAAATATTTATTAAAAATGTCTATGGATTCAGTAAGCGATGAAAATGTAAATAAATTAATGCAAGAGAAAGGTTCTAAAGAAAGTAAATTACATGACATAGAAAAAACAAGTATTGAAAAAATGTGGTTGAATGATTTGGAAGAGTTGGAAAGAAACATCAGCAAAGCAAAAAAATAATTTTAGGAAATAAATTGTTAATAAAAAATTAATTAATAATTTATTTAAAACCATTTTTTTAATTCTAAAGTTTTGTTGTTGTAATCAGGTTGTGTTGGACGATCAATAGGTTGATACATAGTACTAACATCACGTTTATAATTAATATATGCTTGAGCTTCAGAATATATTTGTTTAGCACAATATGAAATAACTAAATCATTTAGTTTTTGTATTTGTTCGGTAATATTATTTGGTTGATTAACAGAACTTTGTAAAAAGATACTGCGCATAATAATTTTTAATGTATCACAATTTTGATTATCAATAATATATTGATGCTTAGACATATTATAAACAGCAGCTCTAATACCATTTTGGATGATCTGAATATTTTGATCAGAAAAAAATGCTATAGATAATGATGAATCAATAAAATTTCCGGTCATAGCATCATGAAAACTAGTACATTTATTAGGAATTTTATCATATAAAGAAAATTGATTCATATTAGGACCCATAATATTTAGTCTTCCATTTGTTGAGGAACAATTCATTATAATAATTAACTAGAAAAAATTATATAATATTATTTTATATAATGAATTTTCAACAAATTGTTTTAACAATAGCCATTATTTTATTTATAATAATGCTTGTTTTCATAGGCTCTGTATTGTATAATGAGCAATATGGTAAAGAATATCCTCCTGTTATATCTGATTGTCCTGATTATTGGGTGGATAAAAGCATTACTGTAGATACTGATAAAGATGGTGATTCTAGTTCTGATGATCCTAGTGATGAAAATACGGCAGTTGGTAAATGTTATAATGTTAAAAATTTAGGAAATGTGTCCTGTGATAAAGTAATGGATTTTACTACTGATTTTTGGCAAGGAAGTACTGGTGATTGTAGAAAGTACAAATGGGCTAAAGGATGTGATTTAACATGGGATGGTATTACAAATAATACCACTATTTGTGATGATAATGGTGATGAAGCTTAATTTGGGTTCCGTGGGGGTTCCGTGGGGGTTCCGCCCCCCTGCGACGGGGGTTATGTGGTGGGGGTTCCGTCCCCCCTGCGACGGTTATGCGGCTTCGCCGCGGTGCTGAGTTTCTTTAAGTTATTTTACACCTTTGCACATTTCAAACGCCGATTTATATAACAATTACTCTATTTTTTCAACAATTTCTCCATCAGCATCATATATCCAAATCTCGCATTCATAACCAGCATCTTTTAATGCTTCTTGTTTCAAATAAATACAATCTTGTTTTTTGTCTGCGGTCCATGTTGATTTTGCTTCAATACATCTATTTTGTGATTTTATAAAACAATCTACAAAGTACCGATGTTGTTTTCCATTCAAGTCTTCATACCAAACACAAGGAACATCGCTTCTATTTACTACAATATCGTCTTCATGCACTTGTT